TAGATTCTCTATATTAAGTTGCAGCACTTCCTGCAACCCTCGTCCGTAAATGTTTGCTAGTGCTGTAGCGTAGAATACTACGTCACCTAGCTCTTTCATGATCTCTTCATTCTGGAAACGGTTGCTGTCACGGATCAACTTCTTAATCTTTTCTGCAACCTCACCAGCTTCTCCTACTAGACCTAGTGTATTCTCGACTAAGCGATCTGAACCTGATGTGAGTATCTTCTTCTCTACCCACGCAGAATACAGATCTGCCCAATCTACTTCGTCACTATCTGTAAAGTTTTCATAGTAACCGAAGTTTTCTAAGTCATCTCCACTCAACATTATCGCTCCTTCACTGTTAGGTTTTCTATTTCTACATCGTCAACGTCATACATTACGCTAGTGATGAGATCGTGTACATCTTCCTCATGATTGTCCTCATAGGCAGACAAGAAATTGTTATCCTCGTCTACCTTCACCACGAATGTTACGCTAAACTTTCTCATTTGTGAGTTTCCACCCATCGTTTACGCATCCTATTTAGATACCAGATAGCTTTATCAATATCCTCTAGGCCATTCTTGTATTCGCAGCGCCACATATACTTGAGTACGTTAGCTGCCTGTGGCGCAATAGCTCCTGACATATTCTCTGTCATAGCTTCGATAGCATCAATACATTCGATGCCACTTTGATTGTAATGAACTGGATTGTTTACTACATCCGTCATGCGCTGCCCTCTGTCTTTGTCCATCTATGCAACTTAATAACGTTGTCTTCTTTGGAGTATTTATTCTCATTCTCTATCTCTTCTACGGAAGCTTGATATTGCTTAGGAAACATCTCTTCTAACAAAAGCTCTTTGTAGTAATCATACTCATCTAAGAACTCAGGATTATCTTCTAAGAATCTCTCTGTTGCTGCCATAGTAATAGCCATGTCCATAGAGTGTGACATTGCTTCACGTTCCTGTTCGTCACCAAACAACAAGCCTGTGTGTATGGTACCAGTCCAACCGTGATCATCTACAATAGGTGTAAACACTATTGCTATTTGCCCTGGATCTAATTTCATCACACTCTCCTTTTGACTTTGAGTCTTTGTTCTTTTGAGCGATTACCTTTCTCAAGTAACCAACCTTCAGGTATGACACGATGCGCCCACTTGAAACCTTTCTGCTCACACCAATCACAATACCTAGACTTAGCCCCCTTGTAAAGCTTAGCGTTAGCGTTACTAAATACAAAGCGAATGTCTAGGGTGGGGTGTTGTCTCTGTATCTCAACATGCTTGCGTCTATCTGCAGCACTGAAGATACCCTTAGTTTCTATTATAATACCGTTGTCTAACTCAAAGTCAGGCGTATAGGTGCGGTACTTAAGATCTTCCCATTCAATCTTAAGCTTCTCGTACTCAACTTTCTTTTGCCTAGACTTAAGAAAAGCAGCAGCCTCTTCTTCAAGGCCACTGCGATAAGTACGTTTAAGGTGTCTGAGTTTAGTCGCCATCAGTCTTTTGATCTGGTAGCTTCTTAACCTCTTCTTCTGCAGGTGTCTCTGCGATCTGAACAATCATACCGCCTAGCTGATTGCAACGTGCATCAAGTATACGCATCAAGTAGTCCATGCGCTGCATTTCTGAACGTGCAGCGTTGATCTCATTATAAGCAGACATCTGTTCTTCACTGAAGTCATCAGTGTAATAGTCTTTGTTATTGATAGTTAGTTTAGGCATTGCCATCTCCAATAAATACATAATCCACTTCTGGTGGAGTTGCTGATTTAGATACCCGCGAGGGCAAGGGTTGTAGTGTCGGGTGACACTTATGTTTAAAACTACAAAACTTACATGCGCTGGGTAGCACTAGATTGCCACTTGGCTTTTTGTAGTATGTCTCAGGCACTGGCTCAAAGCAGCGCTCAAAGGGTTCATCATTGTCAAGATAGTCTACCAAGCTTTGAATGTCTTGTAGTACTGCATCCTTGTCTACCTCAGATGCATCAACGTACTTGAACTCACCGTTGCCTTTGTTGACTACCCACCAACCACCAACATCTTTACCTGCCGCTGTAGCGTAACCTACTAGCTGTGCTACATAACCAAAGCTATCGCCGTGTGACAAAGCATCGAAGGACGCAAACTTATTTTGATAGGACCAGGGTGATGCAGACTTAACGTCATCAATCTTACCGTTCATCTCCATGTCGTACTCGCCTTTGATCTCTCTGCCATTGGCTAACTTGAGTGTGACAACATCATTGTCTTTGAACTCAGCACCTGCAGCACGTAGCAATCCTTTGAACACAGCCTCAACGATGTCGCCTAGGATCATGTTCATCAAGAAGTGTGGTGGAAATGGAGTCTTATCTTCAGGGTCATTCTTCTCAAACCACAACTGGCACTTAGGCTTTCCAATGTTAGACATACGTAGACGGAACTTGTCACGCGGTCCACTATTGAATTGCTTATGCATAGCGGCCTGAACATCAGAGGCGACTTGTTCAGCCACCTCGTCAGTCATGCTTGCTTCGCCAGCCATAGCCTTTTGCAAGAAGCTATAAACCTGTAGCTCTGCTGGATGATTCATTAGTCTACATCCACAAAGTCATTGTTGAGGATCTCTTGTACCAAGCCCTCATCTTCATCTGTGTGAGCCTTAGCACGTTCATGATGAAGGTCCAGAATCTTACCGTTGCTATACTCAATAAGTTCAATGAAGTCTTTGAGCATTTCATTGTCACCTTCAACGATGTCAACCTTGTCACCAGTAGCTGCACTGATCTTGCCAAAGGTAGCACCTGTAGGAATGCTATCCTCTACACCTGCCAACTTAATAGTGGACATGATAGGAAGCATGTTCTTACGCTTGAGTGCATTCATCACACCATTGATAGACTTCAATGAGTCACGATTCTTTACATCCATGACAAATGGAATGTCACGATATGTTTCATAGTCTAGTGCTTCACCCTTGTCATTGACTGGACTATCTAAAGACACAGTACCATAGTAAACATTGACACGCTTCACACTACGAATGACTTGTTTAGTTGCATCAGGTAATGCATTGAAGTCTTCGATCCAACCAGACGGACGCCCTAGGTTGAAACCACCAATGCTATCCTTCATGTCACCATTGAGTGAGTTAGCTAAGACAGACTTCTCCATCTCTTCAGTATCGCTGTTCCAGCGTTGCCACTGTTGGCGCTGGGCAAAGATGCGCACTGTGATACCATCACTGTACACTTTCTCTTCACCACGTGTAAGGATGAATGCACCAACAGATACAACATCTGTCTTAATCATCTTACCGTTAACTTCGATCTCACCCTTGAGTGGCGAGTGCAGCATACCAATACGTGCAATGCTTGGGGTAGCTTCACCACCACCTGACATTGATACACCCATTAGTTCTGCCATTGATTGCCCACGCTCTTGGGCTACTGCTAATTCTGTACTCATCTTAGTACCTTTCTTTAAAGTCAAAGAGCCTTAGTTATAGCTCATACATCAACTGTGTCAAGCCAATTCGGTCCTATTTTAGCTTCTAATAATAGGGGTACATTCATCTTGACTCCATACTTCTCTTCTACAAGATCGTTAATACCTTGGTTAAGTAGTTCTATTATGTGTAGAACTTTATTCGTTTCATCTGGATGTACATCTACCACCATACTATCGTGTACTGAGTTGACTACACAAGAATGTAACGATTGTAACAATTCGTGAAGTCTATTGAGTACAACAGGTACGACATCGCCTGTGGCAAAGCCCTGCACTGGATAGTTCTTGATCATGGTGAAGTGACTAGGAGAGCCGTTGTCTCTGCGTCTTACGTCAGGGAAAGCATACTGTCTGCCAGATATGTTAGTGATCTTCTGGAAACGTATTGCCTCTTCTCCTAGGTTCTTGTGCCATGCCGCTACTCCTCTGTACTTCTCGACGAAGTGATGGTAATAGGCGGCTTCAGCTTTTGAACGTCCATATCCAGTGGCTCCAAAGAGGGGAGCGAAGGTGTGCGCCTTTGCTTCTTGGCGGGACGTTTGTTGCCCTGCTTCAGTAATGACTTGCGCTGTGTAGGAGTGTACGTCAAAACCTGTTTCGATTTCTCTGATTGCTGTTTCGTCTTGCGCGAGGAACGCCGCCGTGCGAAATTCGAGTTGGGCAAAGTCTGCCTCCATGATTGAGCCACCGTCCCAGCGCGATACAAACACCTTCTTCACAGGGAATGTACCACCGCGTGGCATGTTTTGCATGTTAGGGTTACGTCCACTAAAACGTCCAGTGGCAGTGATGTGCTGGGTTAACCCTACGTGTAGGAATCCATCATGTTTAGTGTAGTTAGCTATACCCTCTACGAAAGAACTAAGATAAGAACTAATAGCAGAGAGGCGTTTAAGATCGCTAAGAAAAGATTCAGCATCATGCATTCCATTGTTTCTAGCAGTCGCAATAAGAACATCTAAGTTCCCCTTTCCTGTACTGAAGCCGTTAGCACTGACCCATTCTTTACTAGGGGCTGTGAACTTAAGTCCTGCGACTTGTGCAGTCTCTTCTAGTTTGAAACCACGTGCATCACAGTCCTTACATTTGTTAGGTTTTGCATACCTTTCGCCATTCTTCCTTACTTTATACGTTTTGCATTGCCCTTCACACGTAGGGCAGGTGTACGCTTTTGTCCTGTAGATCGTTTCACTATTGGCTTTGACTGCGTCTTTGTATTCTTGAACAGTTGATGTATAGTCAAATAATTCCTTCCACTCCCCCTTATTCTTAACGCGTTTAGAGAAGACGACTTGTGACATCTGCTCAGGCGAATTAAGATTGATAGGGGTGTCGCCCATAAGTTGCCTGACTTTCTTTTGGAGGCGGTCTTCGATCTCTGCTTTCTCTTTCTCAAAGGCATCTCTTACTCGCCCCAACTCTTGAAGATCAACTTTGATTCCTGACATGTACATTCTGGTAAGGGTTCTGCAGGTATCAAAGGTTGTGTCTCTAATTGTTCTAAGACTAGAGGACTCTGGCTTGGCGTAGTCTTCTTCGATTGCGTGGAACAACCCGCTAGTTGTGAGAAGGTCATGCCTAAGATAAAAGCTAAGATCGTTGAGAGGAATCTCGTTAGTGTTAAAACCCTCCTTGAAATACCGTTTGAGTGTATCATCTTTCTGTACCTCTAGTTGCCTACGCTCAGCACATGCAGCCAAGCTAAGGGGTGAACGCTGTCCACGATCAAGCACATACTCTGCCAACATCGTGTCATATATAGGGCCATCATACTTGAATCCACTCTCCCACAACCACATAAGATCGTGCTGTGCGTTATGCATAATCAGTAGAGTCGTCATGTCTAAGATACTTTGTAGCACAAACCTTCCACGTCCTTGCTTATCCTGATACTCATCATGATCTAATGTGATTATGTTTTCATTCTTCCAGTTGTCTACATCTAGTGTGCCTACCTGTACTAGCTGATTGCCTATCTCAAATGGATCTAAGTGATCCTTACCGTTTCGTTTAGTGATGCTATTCTCAACATCTAATACATTTCTCATGTCTCACCTCATGCTGAATAGATAGAGCGTGACCCGTCTAGCATACAAGTGATCTTCCCTTGGTATCCATTCAGTTTATTCTTAGCTAGGTTGAGGTACCGTACTGGGTCTTCATCCTCACCCTCTGCTTGTTGTGTCTTACCAATCAGGATCATTAGGTCAGCCTCTGCAGCCTTGCCTGTCTTTGATCCTTCCATCATCGCTTGGTTTAGGTCAGCCTTACCTTCAGCCTCTGCTGATAACTGTGACATCCATATCACACAGCAATCGTATTGCTTAGCTATGTTACGTGCATGGATAGCTGCAGTCTTAAGCGTGATGTCGCTACGCTCACTACTAATATCAGCAAACTTATCACCCATGTCAAGTACTACTATGTCGGGTTGCTCTTGTTTTACTACAGCCTCAACCCATGCCATACCCTTACCTGTGCTATCTTTAAACAAGACGTTACCACGAATAGGTTCATAGCGCATCTGAGCTAGGGCTTTGTTCTCACGCACCTCTTGCATAGTCATGTTAGCAGAGGCACTGATGTACCGTGCAGCCACACGTGTGTATGCTTCCTCATTACATAACACAATACACTTGGCACCTTGATGTGCAAACCCTTCAGCACCTGCTAGTAGAGAGGAATGGAAAGAAGTTTTACCAGTGTTGGGACGAGCACCAACCAAGACAAGGTGACCACCACTAACACCTTCCACCCTACGAGCCAGGGAAGATATGTTGAACTTCCACTTGGATTCCAGAAGCGTGGCATCAAGTATTGTGTCAAGGCTATTGTCATCCCAGTCAACACGAAGGTTAGGAGTAAAGTCATTCTTGTAATCCTCTAGTAGTTGTCGCAAAGGTTCAAGGCTATTCTCTGTACCATTAACAAAGTCAAAGCCTAAGTTAGCTACACGATCACCGACATGCTGTTGGAATAGCTGTGATAGTGTGTCCTGTGCTATCTCTTCTTTGATTGGTTCAGTGATGCTGATACGCTTGAAGAGATCCTCATAGGCACCACGTGTAGCTGTAGTCATGCTTGCGTTCATGCGACTGAACACAGCTTCAAGATCAGCAACTGTCATGTCACCTTCATAAGCTTCCATCGCACCATCCAAGGCTTGCTTTATCTTACGTACATCTTTGCTGAAGATTTTGTCAGGGCATTTGATACCCTTATGTCTATCGTAAAAGTCACGATTGAGTAGCGTCTTAAGTAGAGCCAGTTCCATCATCGTCTATGTCTCCTGTTAGTATTCTATAATATACTTCCAATGCAGCCAAGGGCCAAGCTATTGCGAAGCGGATAGGTGCACCCGTGTCTTCCTCGTCTACAGGTGACGCTAGATAGTGCAGGAATGGTATCGCGAACAGATACATAAATGCAACACCGTAGAAAAAGTTAATCATTACTGTTTGCCTTAGCTCGTTCCATTGCACGTTTACGTTCTTCTTGTGTGAATGGTAGTATAGCTTTTGTCTTGTAGTCTACCACTACACCTGTGTTCCAACGTGCAGCTTCCTCTTCTGCATCTCTTTTGTTATGGAATATCTTTGGCGCTGGGTGATTGTAGAACATGTTTGCGTTAGCTGGTACATACATCCAGTCACCGTCTACATCTATCATTACTGCATACTGCTTCATCTTACCATTCTCCATTATGTTAGCTCTGTCTATGAACCACTCTTGTGGTAGTGGCTTGCGTCCTTCTGGTAGCTTACTCATCTCCCGCATAACTCCTGCAAGTTTTCCATATCCTCTGGCATACGGTATTTAATATCATCAGATAAGCTCAGGGCTTTGGCTTGCTTACCTGTCCATAGTTCTATCTCTCTACGATACTCAATCGTCTTACCTACTGCATCAGGATCAAGGGCTATGACCGATTGGTTATACTCACCTATCTTTTCGAAATGCTTATGATTCATAGTGGTACCCAAGATAGCCATACAGGTTACATTGGATAGCTCTTGGTATGCCACAATAGCAGAGATAACATCCTCTACAATTAGCATAGTGTCGCCATCACCTATGGTGTAGTAGTGTGCTGCACCTGTGTAGCGGTACCACTTAGGCTGTTTCCTGACACCCACTGCACGTCCCACTGCGTCAATCATACGCCCTTTGTGGTAGATAGGAAAGACAACACGCTCTTGTTGTACGTCATAGTATGTACCACCAACAATACCCCAGCGCCGTAAGAATCTGTTGTGCTTGATGTGTTGTGGTGTAGGTAAAACTAACTGGGCAGGTAGCTCCATAGTCTCTATCTCTTTTGGTTGTTCCTCTTGCGCTGGGCGCATGTGTCGCCGTATCTCAGCGGCAGTCATATCTGTGTCAAACCTACCACCAACGTCACAGCCTAGCTTGTAACAGTTATACTGCAGGACTCCTAATTCGCAAGAGGCAGTGAAAGTATTCTTGCCTTTACAGAATGGGCAGTCACCACGGTAGGGGCCGAGTGCTGCAACAGACTCAGCGTATTCTCTGTGTAGTTTCCAGTTACTCTTCATCGTCATTACCTCTAGCTGCTAGTGCTTTAGTCGCACCGCTTAATGTGTTTACCATGTAAGGTTTAACTGACGCAATGTTCTTGTGTCCAGTAACCTGCATTATGTTAGCCAAGTCTACGCCACCCTCCATCATCTCTGTCACAGCAGTACGCCGTAAGTCCATAGCATTTAGTTCACGTGGTAGATTAGCTTCGTCTAGTATCTCATTGATAAGTATAGATACTTCTTGTTTATCGTAAGGCGTATAAGTGCCAGCACGTGGCCTAGCTCTTGGCGCTACGTACTGTTGAAACCCAAAGTCTTCCTTCTGCTGACGCAGCATAGCACACAACCCTTGAGATATAGGGAGGTGTATCTCAGCGTTACGCTTGGATTGTGTCAAGTCAAGACGACACAGATCTAGGTCAACGTGATCCCAGGTGAGTACCCGCATATCACCTACACGTTGCCCCCAATCGTATGCCAT